ATCACCATTAATAGATAATTCATCTTTATATTTTTGTACAGGTTGTTCTCCTCTAGCATACAGTCTTAGTCTATGGAAATTTAACCAACTATTTTGATATCTATTTCCCATGCCTCCTCTGTCTCCAGAAAACCATTCACCCTCTACAGCTCTACCCACAGCGTAACCATAGTCATAACTTTGCTTTTCTTCATCAGATACTACTTGACTAGGAAATGAACCAACGTAATTATTGTAAATCATTTATTATATTATTTTTGAACTAATTCCTTCATTATTATACTTCTTAAACCCTAATGGCCTTTGTGCTAATGGTGCTTTAAATATAGGTGTGTATCTGTGTTTGTTACAACCCATTATTGCTAAACCTGAGCTTATAGAGGCATCGTGTTTAGTTCTGTTATTTATATCAAACTGAGCCCAGTCTTCTAATGTTCTTTGAAAATAAACATCTCCAAATCCATCATCTAATCTTCCAACGTTAGTTTCAATGTAAGATTCTATTGCCGCTGCGTGAGCTTGTTTTATATCTTCACTTGAATTAGGTATTCCACCTATTTCTTTTTCTGTTACAGAAAGTTTATTCCAAATCTTATCTGGTCTATTCATTGCAAAACCTCTATAACCTCTACGTTTAAAATGATAGAGTAATCTAGGTTTATTATTTTCTGCTAATATTGGCATACCGTAAAATATACAGGCCATAAGAACATCTTCAAAGAATATTTCAGCAGTTTGTGGTCTAGCTATATACTCTAGAAAAAACATACTAGGTGGTACGTCTTCCATTGAAAACTTTGTTAATCCATGTAAAGATCCATTTGAACCTCTTTTATCAACAGTACCAGATATGTCATAACTATCACAACCAAAACAACCACAGTGTTCATTGCCTGGATGTTTCATGCCATTTTTTATTATTACTTTATTTTGTAATTCTATTGGCGGAACCCATGAAACTTTAAACCTACCATTGTTGTTAGGTAAAAATAAAACTGTAGAATCTTTAATTCCATTGTGCCAACTAAAAGAACCAGTAGTTACCAACACGTTATTATTAACGTCTTCATTGTAATCTATTTGTTCGTATATTCTTGTTAAATTAAATAAAGACATTTTAGACTCATCTCTAAAAGCATGTTTAGTTGTTCTAGGGAATTGTCTATAAAATTCATTTAATCCATCTTGATCTTGCTTTAATCCTTCAACTTCATTTTGCCAATATTCTAATACTCCAATCTTTATTTGAACACCATGTGGTCCATATGTTTTTATTTTTGGAGTTTCGAAGACAGGAAATCCATAAGAATCAATGTATCCTTCGTAGTTCCATTCCATAGGAATGAACAAAGAATAGAGTCCTGAGCGAGTCTGTCCATTGGCGTTTCTTTTTGTAACGTCTGAATCATCATATAATTTTTTAAAATTTCTACCACCTTTGTCTAAAGCATTTGATGTTGATCCCATCATACACTTTCCTATAATTCTTGAACCTAATCTAAGTGTGGTTTTTGTAACTCTCCAGTTGTTTAATATGTTGTTTGGTCTTTCCCACTTACCACTTTCATCGTGGACGAGGAGTTTGAGTTTTTCACCATCATAGGCGTTATCACCGGTGTTTTTCCAATCGATGGTCGTATCAAGCCCGGCGAGATCCTCGGCTTTGTCGGTAGATGTAATACTTCTTCTGGTAAACTTGCTGGCCGGTACCCTGTAGGCCAACTCGGTCTTTGGACGGTCCATTCCGTCCTGTATTGGCTTGAAAAAGAAGGGATAATTAACGGATATTGGAACGACCTTATCAGTGAACATCTTCTTAGCATCGGCGCCAGATTTGGACAAAATCCCAAAACGTGCGTCGGTTGAAATGGTCGCCATGTTAACGCATTCTCCGGATGCCATAAACGAAAAACCTGAACGTCTATTCTTGAGATAGGACATACCATAACTCCTATGATCGGCACGGCATGCTTCCCAGAATATAAAGAATAATCTATTCGATTCTCGAAAGTCTGGTTGCCCAACATCAATCTTGGACCACTGCAAGTACATATAATGAGTGCCAGTAAGATAAGTAGTAACATCTTTGTTGATGTACCAAAAACCTTCTTCACGACGTTTAAACTCATTGTCAATATAGTCATAGTGTTTTTCTTTAAATTCGTCTGGATATTCTCTCCAATCAAAAACTGTTTTAATTTTTTGCAATACTTTAGAGTATTCAAATTTACTCCATTTATTGTCTTTAAACTTATGTACATCGTTTTCTGCAGGTAAAGCTATTTTTAGGTTTTGTATTTCATAGATATCACCTATTTGCCCTGTTTTAGATATAATAATAATATCGTGATCTTCGTTGTATCCGTATTCCCATTTTTTATACCTATTCATTCTGTTAAGAACTTTAGGTTTTATATGGTTTTTTAATACTTTATATAAAGTTTGCTCGTACATTACTTAGACCTTCCTTCTGCAAAACCACGAAATGTAGTTTCTTTTTTAACTTCCTTAGGTTTTTCTTCTAATATATTTTTTTCTTCTTCAATACGACTAAGTATTTCAAAAGCATCAAATATAGCTAGTTTTTTTGTAGCAGCAGCGTTTTTAAGTCTGTCAGCTGATATATCTTCTGCTGTATCTATTATAGCTTCTTTAGCAACCTTGATAAGTTCTTCAACTGCTATGTGCCCAGCTTGGATTATGCTTAATTTCGTTTCCTTTAGATTCATGTTTTATAACAATATCATTTGATTTCATACAATAAAGACGCTGTCCGTCTACAATAAATTCCCACTCACCATTGGGCGTATAGCCTACTAGGTCGCCAGGGTTGATTTCTTTACGTTTTAAGCTGTTGTTTCCGTATTTTAATATACCAATAAGACTTTTCTCTTTATCAGCGCTTAGACTGTCTGTATTTTTTATAGGTTGTATAAAACATCTATCGTTAAAAGAATTCCAACCATTTTTATTTTTATATAAATACACTTGGTCCAAAGAACAAAAGTATAAATTATCTTTAAAAAAAGATCTACTTTGTTTTTTCTTTCCTTTCATATCATAAAAAACTCTAAAAACATTTTGATGCAATATTATAGTGTCACCAATTTTTATTTCAGTACTATAAGCTAATGGAATTTGTTTAACTAAAGCTTGCCTGTTTACAAATTTAAAACTTTCTATTTTTGTATTAAGAACAAGTTTTTTATTGTCAACATTTATCTCGTTATTATAAGCGTCACCTAACGGCTCTACTATAAAATCATATAAACTTTTCATTAATATTCTAAGTCATACTCAACAGATATAGCCATGTTAGAATTAAATTTTTTCCATGGCAATACCTCGTTGTTTTTCTTTATGTGTATATTATAAGAGTTATCAGAACTATCTAAAAGAATATGAGAAATCTCATGTCCACCGTACACCTGCTGTCCAACAGCATAATGCATAGCTTCGTTCTTATAGTCAGATCCAATGCTAATCTTTCTAATATTATTTTGCATCTTCTTTTTCTATTTCTACATAAGAACCATCTGTAAGATCAATGTTTACTTGACCATATTCCTCTTCTAGTTCTTTCTTAGTAACATCTATTTTTTTTGATACATCTTCTACTAATTTATGAAAACCTAACTTTTGAACTTCCAATACCCCTATGTTTCTAAGAGCGTTGCTTAATTCATTTTGTTGTTCGCTAACAGTTTTTAACTGTTCTTCAGTAATCATTGCTTTAATCTTGTCTTCTGTTTTTTTCATCTTGATTTAATTTAATTGTTATTATTTATTTATCTACCTACTATTATATCACCTGCTTCCACTGTTGTTAACGATGTAACGTAATCTACAGCTACTGGTAATATTGATCCTGCTTGAACTGCTTTAAATTCTATTGCTTGAGCAGAAACTGGTACACCATCATTTACAGCTGTAATAACCGCCTTAGCATCTACAGAACCAGCAGCTCTACCCGCTTCAGTTACCGTTATTATATCTCCTGGATTATAACCTGATCCAGCGGCAACTATTACTAGTGATTGTATTACGCCACCTGTTTGAGTTATAGCTACAGTTAAACCTTGAGCCATATTATTAGAGCAAGTTGTAGAAGCATCTGCTACAGTGGTATAATTTGTACCACCATTTGTTGGAGTACCAATAGCACTTACAGAGTTTAAACTAGTTCCTCCTAATATAACTGATATATTACCCGTTACACCAACGTATAATACAGATCCGTTTAAATTGTTACCCAGTGTTCCTGTTTGATTTTGAAAAACCCAAGCAGGCAATGCATTTGGAGCACCTACTAAACCTGTTAAAGGCATAGCCATCCCTATGATACCGTCGTTTGTTGGAAATTGTCCCATTTTATATTTTTTATTTGTTACTTATTGTTTTATATTTTTCAACTCCACGCGATCCAAAATAGGCTACGTAGACTGTGGTTACTAAAGTTTTTAGTAAACCTATCCATTCTTGTTCTACTGTAAAAGATATTTCATGATGACTATCAACCCATATAAAAGCTATAGTCATTACA